AAAAACTTTACAGCAGTTCTTGATAATGTTGAAGTTATCAAAAACTGCGATATTATCTACACACTTGTAGCAACTCCATCATTGCCTGATGGAAGTTACGATGTGAGTGCTGTATGGCAAGTTGTTAATGATATTCAGTCTTGCGAATTCCCTTTAACTGGTAAAAGTTTTGTAGTTGGATGTACCACTAATCCTGGAGACTGTGAGATGTTCCAGGAACAACTTAAATCTTATGGCGTGAACGTATTTTATAACCCAGAGTTTATTGCTCAAGGATCTATTATTCGAGATCTGCAATATGCTGATATGGTTTTAGTTGGTGGTGAAGGCGAACATCTGAATGAAATTAAGGATATCTATTCTAGGATTCAGATTAGTGAACCAAAGGTTTATGTAATGAGCACGACAGCAGCAGAGCTTGTAAAACTTGCTGTGAACTGTTTCTTAACAACCAAAATTAGCTATGCAAATATGGTTGGTGAAGTAATGTCCCTTGCTGGATTAGAATCTGAGATAGGAACTGTTTTGAGTGCAATTGGTGCTGATACAAGAGTTGGAAGTAAGTATCTCAAGTATGGATACGGATTTGGAGGACCTTGCCTTCCAAGAGATAATCGTTCTTTTTCTGCGTATGCAAAGAAACTAGGACTTCAGTATAATCTTGGCGCAACAACAGATGACTTTAATAATGAACATGCAAAGTTTTTAAAAAATTATTTTATTGGAAAAAATGATAGGCACCTTCCATTTTATTTTCAGTATATTTCCTATAAAGATGGAACAGATATTCTCACAGAAAGTCAACAATATCGTCTCTGTTTAGATCTTCTTGATGAGGGATATAAAATTTATGTTCTGGATAATCAAGCAGTTATTGATCAGGTAAAGGGATATCTTGAAGAGAAATATGGTGATAGAATTTGTTTTGGAATTCCATGTGAAGAAGTATTTTGGATTGAACTATGAACGAACTGTTAGATAAAAATAAATCTGTCTATAAACTTAAGAACATTGGACCCATCTATTACTTGAATATGGATGGACAACCAGAACGACGCGAGTATATGGAATCTCAATTTGCATATTGGGAGATTGAAAATTATACTCGCATTTCTGCTTATGATGGAAGAGAGGATGATCTGAGCAGCATTATTTCTGGGAGGTATCCTACTCAAATGTCCTCTGGGGAAGTTGGATGTGTAACTTCGCATCTTAAGGCAATCAAACATTGGATGGAAACTTCAGATAGTCCATATGCAATCATGATGGAGGATGATTGTAATTTGGATATAGTTCGTTATTGGAATTTTGCTTGGGATGACTTTTATGCAAACATTCCATATGATTGGGATGTAGTTCAGATTGCTATTATTTGCACAGGAAATATTCACGTTAAATTGCACAAAAGATTTGTAAATGATTTCTCCACAGCTTGTTATCTAATCACCAGACATCATGCAGAGAAACTATTAAAGCATCACATTAGAGGAGAAAAATATAAACTTGATAATGGAGTTAAGCCTCGTCCTGTTGCTGACGATTTAATCTACAATTCTGGAAATACGTATGCAATTCCTCTTCTTCTGTATAAGACAGAGTTGGGATCTTCTATTCATCCAGAGCATATCGATATCTTTCATAAGGGAAACTTTAATGCTCAATCTCAGTTCTGGGAACAGAATGGAGCGAATGTAGATATTCGTGAATTTATGCAATATGATCCGTATCTTGGTAGAATGGTAGAAGCAGAAAATAATAAGTCTCAAGAACCACAGCAAGAACAAAATAATGCGTAAACTACTAGATTTAGGACAACAACCATTAGTAAACAATCTTTTTTATAATAAAGAAGATTCTGTTAACGCCAAACAGTATCCAATGGCTGCAACGATGGATAAAGATCTTAAAATCCAATTGGATACTGCAATTCCTTCTGAAGAATTATATGAAAAATATTTGTACCATTCTGCTGTAAATAAACCATACATGTATCATTGCCAGAAAATGTGGCATAGCATCAAACATTTGAAGCATGACACTATCATTGATGTCGGTGGTAACGATGGTACATTACTAAAAGCGTTTAGATCTCAGACAAAAGATCCACTCAACTTAATTAATGTTGATGCATCTTCTTCTTTCAGAGAGGAAAACCTTGAGGTTGGAATTGAGTATATTAATGATTATTTTAACGAAGATTTGGATCTTCCAAAGGCAGATATCATCACCTCAACAAATGTTTTTCAACATACACCAGGAGTTGAAAAGTTCCTTTCAGGTATTAGAAAACATCTTTCTGATTATGGTGTATGGATTCTAGAGTTTCCATACACTCTGAGGACATTTGAGACACTCCAATTTGATCAATTTTATCATGAACACTATTATTATTGGTTAGTAACGCCTCTTGTTAAGTTGTTTGATCAATATGGATTACGTATAGTTAATACTGAAGAACAAACAATTCATGGTGGAACTTTGAGACTTTGGATATCTCATAAAGCGCATTCTAATCCTACTGGAGCTGCAGATGAGTACTTAAAATCAGAAAAGAAATTTGATTTCTTTTTGGCTGCACAAAAAATGCATAAAAAAATTATTAAAGATAAGTTGTGGATTGAAAACCTAGATGGTAAAGTTGCTTTCTTTGGTGCTGCTGCAAAGGGATGCGTCTATTTAAACGCTCTTGGAATTACAACCAGAAATTTCCCAGACTCTTATGTTGTTGATGACACGTTGAATAAACAACATATGTTTGTTCCTGGCACTGGGTTCGAAGTTGTTACTAGAGAAAGACTTTATAAAGAGCAACCAGAGTATTTGATTATCTTAGCTCATAATTTTAAAGATTATATTATTCAATCTTTGCGTCCACAATATAAAGGAAAAATTATCACAATGCTTCCAAGCGTTCAGATTGATCTGGGAGAAAATTATTAATCATCTTTTAATTGACACATCGGACACAATCATGCTATGATACCGTTAACTTAATAATCTTTAAAGATTTGATTAAGCTCCTCTAAATATCGAGGTTTTATCTAAAACCATATTTGTCGTTTAGTACAAACAAAAAACTTTTATGAAAATCAAACAACTGATGCTTGCACCTGTTGCTTTGGGAATGGTTGCTCCTGTTGCTGCGAATGCCGCAGATCTTAACATGGCAGCAGTCAACCAATACGCTTCCACAGAACAGGTTGCCAGCATTACACAACTGTCAGATGTCCAACCTACTGATTGGGCATATCAGGCACTCAGCAATCTCGTAGAGCGTTATGGTTGCGTTGCTGGTTATCCTAATGGAACTTACGGTGGTGGTAAGTCCATGACTCGTTTTGAGGCAGCAGCTCTTTTGAATGCTTGTCTTGATCGTGTGACTGAAGTTACCGATGAACTCAAGCGTCTTGCCAATGAATTTGCTGCTGAACTCGCAGTAATTCAAGGTCGTGTTGCCAAACTGGAAACTCAGGTTGGTCAGCTTCAAGCAACTCAATTCTCTACTACAACCAAACTCAAGGGTGAAGCAACCTTCGTTCTTGGTGGTGTAGATGGTGCTCGTCTTTCTAACGGAACCGACGTTGGTAACACTGCATTTAACTACGATCTTCGCCTAAACTTTGATACATCGTTCACTGGTAAGGACCTGCTTCGCACTCGTCTGCGTACTGGTAACTTCTCCAGTCAACCCTTTGGTTCATCTTCCTCCCTGTTCAAACTGGATAAGGCAGAAACCTATGCTGATGCAGTTAAACTTGACCGTCTGTACTACAGTTTCCCTGCACTTGCTAAAGGTGTGACTCTGACTGCAGGTGCTCTGGTTCGTAACACTGAGATGGCATGGATTCCTACTGCATACAAGTCGGATGTTCTTGACTTCTTTGCTGTTGCTGGTGCTCCTGGTGTCTATAACAAGGCAACTGGTTCTGGTTTCGGTATTCAGTATGCTCAACCTGGCAAACAAGGTATTGTTGCTAGCCTGAACTATGTTGCTCAGAACGGTTCTGATTCGACCAAAGGTGAATTTGATGCTTCTGGTGCTCTGAATACTCTGGCACAAATCGGTTACCGTGCTCCTCAGTATGGTGTTGCTTTTGGTTATCGTAATGGTACTGAAGGAACTCGTATTCGCACCTTTAATGGTGTTGCTGGTAATGCTGGTACTCTTGCTGCTAACCAGACATCCAATGGGTATTCTCTGAATGCATATTGGCAACCTAAGACTTCTGGTATTATTCCTTCTGTGAGTGCTGCTTATGGTTGGAACTATGTGAGTGGTACATCTACTCCTAATGCTGCTACCAATTCACAAACTTGGATGGCTGGTGTTCAGTGGAGCGATGTATTTGCTAAGGGTAATGCTGCTGGCTTTGCTATCGGCGCTCCTGGTAATGCAGAAAGTCTCACTAAAGATGCTTTGATGTGGGAAGCATTCTATCGCTACAAAGTTAGTGATAATATTAGCGTAACTCCTGCAGTGTTCTATGTGTCCAACAATCAAGGTTTGCAGAACGCTTCTTCCAACTACGGTGGTGTGATTCAGACGACTTTCCGTTTCTGATCATCTGACAAAATAAGTATCATATGATACATGGGGTGCTTGACACCCCTTTATTTTTGCTATATAATATTGTAATGTTTCGTAACAAAATTTAAATGACTGTAACAACTAATGAGTTTGGGCAAAAGAATCTCTTCGCTCGTGAACCTAAGATGTACATCTCTGATGAAGATGCCAAGAAGTATGGTATGATGACACACAACGAGAGAGCAGAGCTTGCTAATGGACGTTGGGCAATGCTTGGATTTGTTGCTGCAATTGTATCTTATGCAACCACAGGACACCTCTTCTTTGGTGTAATCTGATGGGAGAAACAATCTTTACTATCACTAGTATTGTCTTCTTTGTGCTTCTTGCACATTCAGTAAATCAACTTTCAGAAACTTATTAAGGAGAAAAACAATGAACGAACGCGCAGAACGTATTAATGGTTGGTTTGCAATGATTGGTGTCATTGCTGCTATGGGTTCTTATGCCCTGACAGGACAAGTTATTCCTGGTGTATGGTAATCCACTGAACATAATCAAGCGCCTCAAAAGGGCGCTTTTTTAATAAATACATCGGTGTTTAAGTAATATCTAAAATGACACTAGATCTTCATAACTTTTTTAAATTTTATGATGAAAAGAACGCAAACCACGTTGCTGCTGTTCAGTGGTTGGAAGACAAACTTCCAGAAAAATTCCTAGATGATGCAGAGACTGATTGGGTTGGTATTTTTAGAACAAAACCACCAACTCCAGCAGTTTTAGCAGTTCCATATTTTAATCAAGTAGACAACTACAGAGATGCACATAGAACTTGTAATAGTTCATCATGTGCAATGTGCCTTGCTTTCCTCAAGCCAGGATCGATTAAAGGTGATGACGAGTATGTTAAGAAAGTATTTGCGATTGGCGATACTACAGATCATGCGGTACAAACAAAGGTACTTGCAGGTTATGGAGTTAAGTCACACTTTAGTTACAATCTTTCTTTTGCTGATATTGATAAGAGTCTTGATGCTGGGAAGCCTGTCGTTATTGGTATCCTGCACCGTGGTTCTTTATCTGCTCCTACTGGCGGGCACATGGTTGTAGTGATCGGTAAGACACCAGATGGAAAAGGTTACTATTGTAACGACCCATATGGTTCATGCAATGACAACTACACTGGTCCAGTAACAAATGGTAAGAAAACCATTTATACCAAAGCAATGCTGAAGCATCGTTGGTGTCCAGGAGGTAGCGATGGGTGGGGAAGAATCTTCGACTAATTTTAAGAGAAAGATGCTTAAGGTTATTAGGGATCTGACTAATCACGGTAAACACGTAGAAGCAAATCAACTTTATCAAAAATACTTCGGAGGTAACAATGGCAAGAGTTGACTTACACAATTTCTTTCAGTTCTATGATGAAAGAAATCCAAACCATGTAAAAGCAGTTCAGTGGTTGGAAGATAATCTCCCCGTTGAATATCTTGGTGATAATGTAGAGTGGGCGGAGATCTTTAGAGGAAAAAAGACTAGTGCTGCACCAGCCCCTGCCGCTGCTGCAGCTCCAGTAACTGGTGGTGATGATGTTCCTATGATGGGCATCAAATTAATCAAAGAGTTTGAAGGATGTCATTTAAAGGCATATCCTGATCCTCTGACTGGTGGACTTCCAATCACAATTGGTTGGGGATCCACTCGTAAGAAGGATGGTTCAGCATTCAAACTTGGTGATACACTTACACAGGCAGAAGCAGACGCACTTCTCATTGAACAGTGCAAAAAGGAGTTTCTTCCTGCACTTCGCAAAGTCCCACACTGGAATGAAATGAGTGATGGTAAGCGTGGCGCACTACTAAGTTTTGCTTATAATCTTGGTGCTGGTTTCTACGGCGGCGATAACTTTAATACTATTACTAAACGCCTGAAGAATAAAGAGTGGGATCTAGTTCCTGATGCTCTTTATCTCTACCGCAATCCTGGTTCAAATGTAGAAGCAGGTTTAGCACGTAGAAGAAAGGCAGAAGGTGAAGCCTGGAAAAAAGGATAAATAGTTACAATCATAACTGATTCTTGATCTTCTGATCTGAATCTACATACCCCAAGTCCTTTAAGACTTGGTGAATACTTTACTTTTAACACACTTCGGTTTGTTTTGTTTAGTACACACTGAGCCATAGAGGACTTTTTATGTCTTAGTTACTAACAATTCAATTGCAGGAAAAGTTAAATTTAGGTTCTAATTTATAAATAAAAAGGACATCATCACATAGACTGATGGATAAGAAAAAAGAAAACGCTATGGGACAAGTTATTCGTATTGCGATTTTGGGTTGGTCTGCCGCTCTTCTTACTGCTAGTTATGCTGGTGCTCTATCTAAGATGGATCCCACCTTTATTGCTACTGTTTTTACAGCGTCTGCTGCTACCTTTGGTATTAACACAATGAAGAAAGGTGGAGATGAAGATGAAAAAAAGGAAGAGCCACGTAGAGAGGAAACTGTTGTAGAGGCACCTCCAGAACCACAAGCACCTGAAGCAACTCTCGAAGCAAGAGTTGAAGCACTTGAAGAGGGACAAGTCACACCTCGCACAGGATCCTAATGTCTAAGTCTGCGAACAAAGGTAAAAAAGGTTCTGCTAATAATAAAAAGCAGAACCAGGGAAATGCGACTGCAAACAAAGCAAAAAACGGTGGCAAGAAAAAATGAGGTGTTATGTCGAGAGAATGGAACACTCCCATACGAGAACCCTGGAATCCTGTAATTAAAAAGTGTCTTGATGCTGTTGATGAGCATACAAGGCAACACATGAAAACCGGTGATGAGTGGCACCTTTCACAAGCAGAAACCTTAAGAAAGTATGTAAAAGATTTGAAAGTTTGGATACATCGTCAAGAGGGAAGAGAATGAATGAATTTCCATGGGGAGTCTTTATAATTTTATGTTGTGGATTAACTTTCACAGCATACATAATTTACTACATACTAAAATTAGCATATAAGGAGATGAAAGATGAACACGACACTACCCACAGAAGTCATTCTGAAGGCAGTTAAAAACTGTGTTGCGGTTTATGCAGACAAGAATGATTTCATTGTAGATAAGAGTATTCCTGGATATTGTATTCTCGCAATTGAAGGAACTAATG